TCACAGGTTTGGTATCGGTGGTGCGGAGAAGATGCGTATCACCAGCGGAGGTGACGTCGGTATCGGTACGACAGCACCTACCAACTCACGGGTACAAGTTAAAGGCGCTAACAACTTAACTTCTGCCTATGATGATGGTGTTAAAGTCACATCACTAAATGAGACAGTTTTTACGCAGTATAGTTGGGCAGGGATAAACTCCAACTCCACTACGCAGTTTGGTATCGGTGGTGCGGAGAAGATGCGCCTCGACGCATCAGGTAACTTGCTGATCGGCACAACGAGTGTCGCTGGTGTGGCCACCAACACATCCCAGCTTATGGGCGGCATCTTTGCCACTGTTAGGTCAAGCGCGTCAGTCGCCAACAACACCGCAACTACAATCGTGACGTTCCCTGCCGGTGAGGGTAACTACATGGTAAGTGCGTCATTGCAAGCAAGCGGCAGTCCAGCAGGATTTAATGAGGTAGGAATAGTGTCTATCTCGCAGAGCGCGGCAATCATCACTATTCTAGTAAACGCTAGCGCACTCTCGCTCACTATTTCCGGTTTGAACCTGCAAGTTACGCAGCTTCAAGGCGCAACGCAGACCATTCAATATTCCGTACTCAGGATACTTTGATGCCACAACTGGAGAACAACTAATGACTACACAAATCACATGGACCATCTCGCAGCTTGACTGCTACCCACAGGCAGACGGTGTTACCGATGTCGTGTTCACGGTTCACTGGCGCTGCAACGGCATCGATGGCACTTATGGCGGAACCACCTACGGCTCCTGCGGTGTGACTGTTGACCCCGCCGAACCCTTCACGGACTTCGCTGACCTGACACTCGATCAGGTGCTGGGCTGGGTGTGGGCAAGCGGCGTAGACAAGGACGCAAACGAAGCCGCAGTCGCCGCGCAGATCGAAGGCCAGATCAACCCGACTGTTGTGACGCCTCCGCTGCCTTGGGGGGTGTGACAAATTTCCGTGCGTATTTATTAGTATTTCGTGGTAGAGGTGATCTGTGATTGAGCAACTCATCAGCCGTGTGTTCTACGCTCGTAACGTCGCGCACTTTGAGCATTGGCGCGCCACGGGCGTCGGCAGCTTCGCCAAGCACTCTGCCCTCGGCACATTCTACGACGACGTCATCGAGGCGCTGGACGACCTTGTCGAGGCATATCAGGGCGCATTCAAGCTGATCGGCAGCATTCCGTCGCCCACGGACATGACCTCGGACGCGTTGAAGCTCCTCGAGGCCGACGCCGCGTGGATTGAAGAGAACCACGAAAGTATCTGCAGCGGCAACCGCGCCGTCGCCAACCTGATCGACAGCCTGACCGGCGTCTACCTTTCGGCAATCTACAAACTCCGAAACTTGAAGTAAGGATCCTCGGCATGGCACCACAAGATGCAAACGCGCGCGTTGATACTCACGAAGCTGTTTGTGTCGTCCGTTATGAAGGCATCTGCGCCCGCCTGAAACGCATTGAGGGTGTAGGTATTACGGTCGCCGGGGCAATAATCGTGCTGCTCCTCAACATCGTAACGAAGATGAACGGGTGAGCATTACGCTCTCCCCGAGATCTATGTCGCGTCTCGCGGACGTGCACCCGGATCTGGTACGTGTCGTCAAGCGCGCGGCGGCGATGTCGGCTCTCGACTTTACTGTGCTGGAGGGCCTCCGCACCGCCGCCCGCCAGAAAGTCCTGTTCGCCAATGGCGCGACGAAGACCATGAACTCTCGCCACCTGACGGGCCACGCCGTAGACCTTGCGCCGATGCTTGAGGGCGTCGTATCGTGGGACTGGCCGCTGTACCACAAGTTGGCCGACGTCGTGAAGGCTGCGGCGGCACACGAGAAGGTGCCGATCCAGTGGGGCGGAGACTGGGTCACGTTTAAGGACGGCCCGCATTGGGAACTGCCGTGGAAGCAGTACCCGAAGTGATACTCCGCGCGCAGGAAATGGCGCTGTGCCTCATCCGCAAGTGGTGGCGTCCGCTGACGTGCCTCGGCATCGCCGGGTCATTGATGGTTCACGGCGTCGTGCTGCCGCTGATGACGCGCACGTCGCCCGATCTGACGGGTCTGGCGGCGCTCGTGACGGCCTGCGCTGCGGCCTTCGCCGTGCGCGAGTGGGGCAAGATTAAGGGCGCGGAGTGAACCCTCTCGCCCTGTACGCCTCGATTGCCCTCGCGCTGGCGGCTTTTGCCGGTGGCTGGACGGCGCGAGACTGGAAGGCGGGGTCTGACACGTTGGCAGCCACGCAACGCGCTGCACGGGATATGGAGGCTGCGCGGAGTGTGGCGGACGGCAAGGCAGCCGAGTATGAGGCGGAGCGCGCCAAAATTGACCCGGCGCGCATTGAGGTGCGAAACACCATTCGGGAGATTTACCGCGATGTCAAAGTTCCTGCTGTGTGCGCTGCCGCTGATGCTACTGTCAGCCTGCTCGACGCCACGCGCCGCAGCGCCAACAGTGCAGCTTCAGGCCAACCTCGCAGCGAATTGCCCGCCGATCTCCTCACCCCCGGTGCCGCTGATCGACCCGTCGCGCGCTGAGTGGGAGGCTGAGATACTGCTCGCGTACGGCGACTGCGCCGCGCGCCATCGGTTTGCCGTTGACGCGTGGCCGCAGGCTGTCAATTCCACCAAAACTACGGTAAGGTGACGTATGGCTACTACGATGACCTTCGAGACCCTGAAGCAGGACGTGCAACGCTATCTTGAGCGCGGCGCGACCTACGCGTCGGATCCCGTCGTCTTCGAGCAGATCCCGCGCCTGATCAACCTCGCAGAACGTCGCATCTCGCGCGAGCTGAAGATACAGGGTTTCATTGCCGTTGTGTCGGACACCATGATCGCCGGGCAGTCCGTCTACCCGAAGCCTGATCGTTGGCGCGACACTATATCAATCAACGCGGGGACGGGTCCGTCGCTCGCCAACCGCACGTCGTTGTTCACGCGCAGCTACGAGTATTGCCGGTCGTATTGGCCGAACGAGAGCGTGACAGACACGCCGCAGTTCTACTGCGACTACGACTATTCCAACTGGTTGGTGGTGCCTACGCCCGACGTGGCGTACCCCTTTGAGGTGCTGTACTACGAGCTGCCTCCGCTGCTCGACGACAGCATCCAGACCAACTGGCTGACCGAATACGCGCCGCAACTTCTGCTGTATGGCACGCTGCTCGAGGCGACACCGTTCCTGAAGAACGACGAGCGCATCGGGACGTGGCAACAGTTTTACGACCGGGCCGCTGCAATGCTCAATGGTGAAGATGTCGCGAAGATCTTCGACCGGGCTGCCGTGAGGAAAGAAGCATGAGCTACACGTCAGTTTTCGGCGGCACCCAGATTTACCCATCGGATGTGTCGTACCTCTCCCTCGCGCTCACGGTTGACACGCCCCTCGAGTGGCCTCTCGAAAGCTCCGGCGACTTGGCCCCGGCGGCACGCATCATAGACGTCACGCCAGCATCTGCCGGGGTCAGCATCATCTTGCCTGACGCGACGCTTACCGGCGCGGGGCAGACGATCCTCTTCAACAACCTCGGCGTAACCAACAGTTTCTTTGTCAAGGATTTCGCCGGAAACACCCTCGTTACGGTGGCCTCCGGGACGCAGTGGCAGGTCTACCTCGCCGCCGTCGCAGCGCCTGCCGGGACGTGGCGCGTGTTCCGCTACGGTGCCTCGACAGCGACCGTGCAGCCCTCTGAGTTGGCCGGTTTTGGCTTGACCGTAACAGGGTCAACTTTGTCGCAGTCGTCAGTCGTCACCTTGTTCAACAGCAACTACACGACGGGCGCTGCCGACCGCACCAAGACCCTTGTTTGGACGGGCGGCGTCGGCGTCCTGACGCTGCCCACGACGTCTACAGCCGCGAACAATTGGTTCTTCGCTGTCAGAAACGGAGGGTCTGGTGACCTCGTTGTCGCGCCGCAGGGCCTCGACTTGATCAACGGCCTAGCCTCGCTAGTGTTAGCACCGGGCGATAGCGCCACGATTTCGACGGATGGCACGAGCTGGTACACCATTGGCCTCGGGCAAAAAGCCGTATTTGCGTTCGATTTTACGAGTATTAGCCTTGCTGGCCTGACCGGAAACTACACGCTGGCGGGCGCGGAGCTGAACCGTATCGCCTACCAATTCACGGGCGCGCTGACAGGAAATGTCGAGATCGTCGTGCCGAATACGACGCAGCAGTATTGGGTGTACAACAACACTACCGGCGGCTCGTACACACTGCGCGTTCGCACCAGCGCGCAGACGCCCGGTCTCCTTGTAGCACGTGGCTCCCGCGCCATCTTATACTGCGACGGTAGTAACGTGGTGGACGCCGAGACCGGCGGTATCGCCACGCCGCTTGCTATCGTAGATGGGGGCACTGGCTCCGCGACAGCAAGCGGCGCGCGTATCAATCTTGGCGGCACATCCCTCGGCATTACGTTGTTCACGGCAGCCACAACGGCCATCGCGTGGACAGCTTTGGGCGCAGCTCCAGCGGGCACCGTGGACGGGGGCGCGTTCTAGGTGGCCGAGAACATCATCCAGATAAAGTCGCTGCCCGGCATCAAGCGGGATGGGACGCGCTTCGAGGGCGACCAGTACGTTGACGGGCTGTGGGTCCGCTTTCAGCGTTCTCTGCCGCGCAAGATCGGCGGATACCGCTCCATCAACAAGTATCTGCGCGGCATCGCGCGTACGTTGCAAGAGTACACGCAGGACAATTTGACGTACGTCCACGCCGGATCGGCGGACCTCGTCGAGCGTTTCTACATCGACGGCGGCTTCAACACGAGCGTCATCGCCAACCGCACGCCCAGCACGTTGGCCGCGAGCGCCAATAACCTGTGGCAGTTCGATCTCGACACGTCCCCCGCAGGCGTCTTGCAGATCGTGGCGCAGGTGGCACCAAACCTCAACTGCATCTGCAACAGCCTCGGCGGGCAGCTATTCACCGGCACTGCGCTCGGCACGGCAGCCCTCGTCGAGGTGCCAACCATCAACCTGCCCGCGAATGCCAGTGTCACGGGCGGCGTCGTCGCCCTGCACCCCTACACTGTCGCCTTCGGCAATGACGGGTACGTGATGTGGTCCGTGCCCACCGACCCTACGGATTACGTGGGATCCGGCGCGGGCAACGCGTACGTCACGGGTCAGAAGATCGTGCGCGGCATGCCGCTGCGCGGCGGACCCGGTAACAGCCCCTCGGGCCTCCTGTGGTCCGCTGACAGCCTCATCCGCATGACGTACATCGGCGGCACGCCCGTGTTTCAGTTCGACACGATCAGCACGCAGTCGTCGATCCTCTCGGCGCAGTCCGTCATTGAGTACGACGGCATCTTCTACTGGATCGGCACCGACCGCTTCCTGTCGTTCAACGGCGTGGTGCGCGAAGTGCCGAACATGCTGAACCTGAATTTCTTCTTCGACAACCTCAACTACTCGCAGCGGCAGAAGGTGTTTGCCTACAAGGTGCCGCGTTTCGGCGAAATCTGGTGGTGCTTTCCGAAGGGTGACAGCGTCGAGCCGAACCACGCCGTCATCTACAACGTGCGCGAGAACATCTGGTACGACACGCCTCTACCAGAAGGCGGGCGCGGCGCGGGCATCTTCCCGTCGGTATTCCCGAAGCCGTTCCTGTCCGGCGTCGCGCCTGACAGAAATTCAAGGGCGACAAGCGCGGCGTCCGCTGCTGCTGGCTCTAGCTACGTCGTCGGCGACGTGCTGACTGTGGTCGGTGGCGAGTATACTATCCCCGTCGAGCTTACCGTGGCCACCATAAACGGGGGCGGCGGTGTTCTCACGGCAACCATTTCCAACGCAGGCTCGTATATTACGACGCCCGTCAACCCTGTTAGCGTCACGGGCGGCGCGGGCACCCTCGCGACGTTCAACCTCACCTTTGTCAATCCGTTCAAGTTTTGGGTTCACGAGGTTGGCACGGACGCCGTGGACGGGTTGAGCATCAACCCGATCCGGTCCTTCTTCGAAACTGCCGACATCTCGATGCCGGTGTTGAGCCAGACGAACAAGGCAATTCAGGTGCTGATGATCGAGCCAGACTTCGTGCAGTCGGGTGACATGACGGTGGCTATTCACGGTCGCGCCAATGCCCGTTCGCCCGAGGTTGAGAGCGAGCCGAAGACGATTACGGAGACGCCGCAGACGCCGCAGGAGCAGGTGGTCTACTTCAAGGAGCAGCGGCGCGAGCTGCGCTTCCGTTTTGAGAGCAACGCCGTCGGCGGGAATTACGAGACGGGCCTCATCCTCGCGCACATCCAGCCGGGCGACGGCACGACCATCGGATGATCAATCCTACCGGCCTGACTTTACGGGACTGGGCGGATAGTGTAGTGCTGACCGTTGGCGACGCTTGGTCATTCGGTAAACTCGCCGATGAAACCGAGTGGCAGCCGTGGGCTGTAGGGTTTGTACGCGCGTCACCGTTTACGCAGCGCGCCCTACCGGACCCGTTTCAATTTGACGATTGGCGGGAGTGGGCCATGCGGGTGTATCCGATGCTTGAGGATCGAAACTGATGGCGATGGACCCGGCCCTTGAGGCAGCAATCGCCGCCTACAAGGCGCAGACGGGGTACACGACTGCCGACGCGCCTTACGTTGCGCCGCAGTACGCACCTTACGTTGAGCCAGCTCCCTACGTGCCGTCCTTGGGCGACGGGGCGCAGCTTCTTTCCGACCTTGGCGCGAGGGGGATAGCCAAGGACGCGAACAATCTCGCGGTCGATAACTACATCGCGCAGCAGAAAGCCGCCGGAACAGAGTTTAAGCGCATAAACCCGGACAGCCCG